AAGCGTTTTGCCTAGCTTCTCCGCAACCATCAACTCAAGCGTTAGCTGGCCGTCTTTCTTGAGGTCCGCTGCGATCCTTTTGGGTCCAGCTCAACCTCATCTACCTCAGCTTCTGTCAGCAGCTGCAGCAGCAAGCTTTCCACCACAGACGCAGGCAGCGCGTTTTTTAGCTCAGCGATGTCGCCTACATCAAACAGCTTGCCGCCATCCTCATCCTGGGCGATCATCACCAGCAGCTGAATAGCAAAGTTGGTGGGGTTGTCATCACCAGCGAGCTTCTGCGCACGGTTACGTTGCGCCAAGGTGATCGGCGGTGCGTAATACTCAAACTCTGAACCATCAGGCAGCTCAACAGTCTTGCGCTGTGGCTTCAGGCTGACGGCTTTCTTGATGCGGTCTAGTGCAGCACTCATGTAGATAGGTTGTAGCTCGCTCTACAGCATAAAAGGGGAAAGGGGCAGAAGGCACCGCATGCACCTCCTGCCCCTTTTGAACATTCGCACCCCTGCCAGTGGAGCTACCACACTGACAGGCTCAGCGTAATCAGCCGAACAGATGGGTGGGCTGACCCGACAGGCTGAAGTTCAGCTCTGCAGTGGTCACATCCTCAGGGGTTACAGACAAGTTGAAACCAAGGATAGAGATCGGAGCCTGAATGTAGAGGCTCTTGCTCAGATCAGGTTTGCCGGTGCCGTCATCGACAGCATTGACAAACAGACGCACTTCAGCACCAGACTGGTTCTTTCGCATGCTGTTAGCCAGCAGACGATTGGCCAGACTGTTCTGATCTTCAGTGAACTGCACAGTCATCGAACCCTCGCCGCTGGCATAACCAGCTTGCTGGGTACGGAATGGTGCCTGAGCAGACGAAGTGCCAGTGCCGCAAGGAAGAGAGGTCGTATCGATCGACTCGCGAGAGAGGTCGATACTGAACTCCTTCACCTGACAGACAGCCGCAAACTCGGCGTAGTCAATGTTGATGTGGTTAGCTGCACCTGCAGTGTCACCACCAGCCGTAATAGGCGAGGCGGTGCCAATCGTGATGGTGAGATCATCAGCAGGTGATGAACCACCAAGAAGGGTGCCGCTGACCTTTACGGTGTCACCAGCGGTGTAACCACTACCACCAGCATTAATGGCAACAGCGGTGACATTGCTGGAAGACACGGTGACATCAACGGTCAAACCAGAACCAGTGGTGCCGGTTGTAGCGATGCCTGTGTAAGGCCCAGCGCCGTAAGAGCCAGAGCTGGTAGGCAGACCAGTGCCTGTGATTGCGGTGGCGGCACCGCCAGTAGGTCCACCAAGACCACCATCACCGTTGAGGGTGATAGCAGCGCCGCCGTCAGTGGCGGACACTGAGATGGTGGTTGCAGTACGTGCGACCACGTAATAGGTGGTTCCAGCAGTCAGAGCGGTGTCGATGGAAGCCGTGCCTTCTTCAGTGAAGACGACAGGGTCCCCCTTGCGGAAGTCATTGTCCGAGGGGACATTGATCACCGTGCCAGCAGCAGGAAAATCAGTGTTATCCAGCAGGCAAAATTCAGTACCTGCAGGCTCAAAGTAGATCGAGCCATCGACGCCCGTTAGGACGCTCTGGCTACATGCGACGGGCATGATTAAGCCTCAAAAGAAACGACAGTGGGGGCGTCGTACCTGAGAGGGGGGCTTCAGGTATCTCTAGGCTACCCGCGCACGAAAGCTGCAGGACACCACGTTGACGTGATGCGGGCGCTGATCAGGTGCAATCGTCAGCGGTCCCTCAATGCCGAGCGTGTGAGCCGATAGCAAAGGCGTGGGGTCATAACTGCGCTTATTCATCCCATTCCATGCCTTGATCACCGCAAGCCCGATGTCTTCCCCTGGCTTGCTGCCTGTTTGCTTCGGGGTGTAGATGTTGACCTGCAACGTGCCCAGCAGGTTCTCAACACCCTCACAACCGATGACATCCTCGATAGTGCTGCCAAAGGTCATAGTGATCAACGCGTAGGGCTGATCAGCAGGTGCAGCGGTCTCGCCGTAATTGTCGAAGTTGATATTGTCGGCATGGACACCAGCAGCAACTAACGCATCGTGCGTGAGCTTCTGATAGAGACCTCGGACAGGTTGATAGCTCACAGGTCAAACTCCCTTTTGGCTTGTCGTGCAGCCTCTGCCTGAATTTTAGGGATCACTTGATCGCGGAAATCACGGAACCAAGTGATGGGCTTGTTCTTGACGTGCCCTTCCAACGCAACTCGCTGGGCGTAGACGAGATTGTTGGTTAAATGATAATTCCTCTTGGAATCAACCCGCAGCTGCTCTGCATCGGTGCTTGCGCTGTTGGCACCTTCGGGGGCTTCTGCATTGCTGGCATTACCCTCAGCCGCGAACCACGAGCTACGCAGGCGACCAGTATCAACAGGTGAAACTGACGCGCTCCCAAGCCCTGCCTGAGTGCTGATCAGCGTTTCCGCCATCTGGAAATCGAGGGCTTTCTTGATGTGGGCACTGAGTTTGGCGGGATCTCGAAAAGTAGCCAAGGCTCAAGCCGCTTTTGCCCAATCTAGGCGGGCGTTTTTACTGCGGTTGTCAAAGCGCCAAAGCGGCTGGAGGTTGGTGTAATGGAAGCACTCACGCTGCTGAGCGGGGTCAGTTAGGTCGAAAGATGCGCAAGGGCGGATGTGGTCGATTTCCCACTCCCCGTGGTTGTCCCAGCTCATGCCTGGCTCAAACTGAGCGGCGAGGTGCTGCCGAGCTTGTTCGTAAGAACATCCCAGCAACTCTTTGGTGAACGCAGATTTAGCCGCACCACACCTCTTGACTGCCTGCAAGACTCGCCCACGAAGCGCACATGTCGCTTTGTATTGAGGATCTCTCTTAATCCGTTCTCTGTGCCAGCGGACCCGCTTTGCCCTGTATTCGTCAGCCTTCTTGGCCTCAGAAGCCTTTGATCGCGCATTGCACAATTCTCTGTTTTCCGCCCTGTAGACAGCGCCCCTTTTGCGTGCACGCTCGTCATAGGCAGCTTTCTTGGCGGGGTCAGCTTTGATTTCCTCGTACTCCTTCACGGCTTTTGCCTTGCGCTTCGCCTTGTACTCAGGCTTTTCTGTGTAGTAGGTGCGCTCGTTGTGATTTTGACAGTCGGCACATTGACGCGTCGAAACAAAACGATGCGAGAAATGACCCCTTTTGCAGGGCTTACCAGTGAAGTAGTGCTTAAGCCCTTGAGCTAGAGCGTCCTTTCTGCTGATGATGTCCATGGGTTGAGTGCGGTGGCATCTCTGCCTTATGCACTGAGTATACCCCTAGGCAGACCTAGCGGTCAACTTCGAGGCAATAAGCGATTTTGAGCTGTACGTCGGATCGACCGCCGTCACTCGCCAAACCACACCGTCGTACGAGAAGCTGTCTCCTGTCGTGGGGATAAAGCCAAGCCCACTAGCCCCATGATGAACCCAGATAGAAAGTTCATAGACCTCTTCAGGTCCGCCAGCTTCGACACGGCTACGACTCAGAACACCTGCCTTAATTGTGTGGTCTGTATCGGCACCTGTCACCGTGCCTGTTAACGGATCAAACGTCTTGCCGCCGCTTTGGTGATAGACGATGTCAGTCGGAAAAACTGAGTCGATCAGATCTTCGGCAACTGGCAGGAAGGTTGCGTCAATATCCATCAGCAGCACCTAGAGATGACACGGGCTGAACCTGTAGAGGTCAGCAGCCAGCAACCTAGAAAATCACCTAGCCAGGGGAATGCCTGCAGCACCTTTGGTGCATTGGGACCGTACTTGCTGTTACCAGCGGCTGCACCGCCCTCAAAAAACTCAATGGACAAATCGCCAAGCTGTTGCTTTTTGACCGTTCCAGTACTCGCAGATGCACCACCGCCGATAATCGCCGTTGGGTTCTTGCTTAGCGCTAACGCCAGCTCAGACACCGCTGCTGTCCACTCATCAGCAAATACCCGATCGCAGCAATCCGCATCTTCGTCGTAGCAGAGCTGCCCCAGATACTTCTGCGCCTCGTTCAGCCAGATCTGATGATCAGTCACCGCTACCCACTCCGCATTCCGCGGTGTCTTTAGGAAGTAGTCGTCAGCTTGCGTGACGGTAACGACAGGCAATGCCATCAGACGTGCTCAGTGTGGGTAATGACTCGACCTTGACGCCGTAGCTCTTCAGCTTTGCGTCGTGCTTCCTTGAGCGGCACATCAACAAGCAGGAACTCCCCTGCTTTGTAGGTGTGCATTCGGATGAGGTCGATCACGTTCGAGGCTTCGAGGTGATGGACCCAGTCTAGGCAAACTGGAGGTGGTCACTTTTACTGACATGCCAACTCGCAAACCCGCTGAACCCAAGGAAACAAAGGCCAAGGCTGAGCCAAAGCCCACAAAGACCTACACGCTTGATCAACAAATGGTGATGGCGGCTCTTGGTATCAAGCCTGAGTAAGCATAAAAAAAGGACCCCTTTCGGGGTCCCCTTTGCATTCTCCTGAATGCAGCGTACTCAGGGAGTGACGCCGCCGAAAGGAGAATTCACCATCAAACGCACGATGTCGAAGTTACGCACATCGGTGTAGATGTTTGACCAAGAACCTGCAGTTGCAAGAACGGTATTGGCAGGGTTGTCAGCACCGCCGTAGTTAGAACCAAAGGCGTGATAGCCGTAGTGGTAATCCACGGAGATCACATCCTGCTTGCTGAGGATGTTGCGGTCAGCTTCGATGCGCAGTTCTTGCTGCACACCTTCAGCCATGGCACCCTGAGCCATCAGATAGACGGGATAGGCGAGAGCATTGCCCTTGGTGGCTGAAGTGCCGTTAACGCCCTTGATGTTGTCATCAACGATGACACGCATACCAGCGAAGTAAGAGATCTGATCGTTGGTGATACCAACGCCACCGCCGCCCCACTTGATATCAGTGCCCGAGGACAGTGAATCAGAGGAGAAAGTTAACATTCCTACAGATTGTAAGTAGAAATATGAACTTGAGTGCATCACGATGATGCTCAGGCGATCTGCACGCTCACCAAGCTTCGACTTGGCAGCAATTGCAGAGGCAGCGGTCAGATAGTTGGCACCAGTCAGCGAACCAGGGACAACATCAGCGGAGACGTCGGTCTCCAGACCTGCGTAAGCAGTAGCAAACAGACCATCAAGTTGAGACAGCAGAGTTGCCATCTTCAGCTTGTTGATTGCATCCGCGAGGTAAGAGCGGATTTGACCCATAGGATCAGCGCCAGAACCAAGACGGCTCAGGTCATCTACGGCGTAGCTGAAGCCACGATGCAGGATCGGCGCAGTCTGCTTGCCAGCGGTGATCTTCTGAGGGGTCAGATAGCCGCCGCCACTGGTGCCCCAGGTGTCATTGCTTTCAATCTTCTCCTCAGTGGGCGACACGGGGCGCCACGTAGGCACCTCAACCTTCACGCCGCCTGCGCGGGCATCGAGGGAACTGTCACGCACCACAGCGCCGGAGCGCAGCATTGCAGACTGTTCATAGATAGCTTCTGCCACATAGGACAGAAACTCCGGACGAGTAACGATGTCGGAGAGGAAAGTACCCCCCGAATAATTCTGGAAAGGAGCAGCCATGATTTGTTAGCTGTTGGGTTTACCGTGGATCACCCTCGACCCGCCTCAGCCTTCAAGGCTTTAGCCAGTTCTGGGTTCTCGACCTCAAGTCGCAATGCTTCCGTCAGGTTGCCTGATTTGTAGGGATTCTCCCTACCTGGTGCAACAGATGCCGCAGGTGCGGAACCCATGCCAGCTGCTGCACTAGCGCCGAAGTGATGCTGCCATTCCGCTGATTGTTTGAGATGACTCAAGTAATCACCCAACGGCTGCTCAACGCCCCCATTGAGCATCGTGGGGTTTCCTTCGTCATCCATCCGCAATGCGGTTTGCAGCAGGGTGTACATCTGCTGGGAATTCAGCGCACCTGCAGAATTGATCTGACTTAGTGCTGCTGCCTTCAGACGATCCTGTTGCCGCTCATGAGTCACAGACTCAACGCTGGCTTCAAGCTCCAGGATGCGTGCATCCTTTTGCTGAACAGTCTTCTTCAGGTCTTCCCAAAGCTGCTTGTACTGCCCTTGCTCTTCGAGTGATGTGCGAACAGCTGTTTGCTGCGCCTCTTTGAGTTGCTCCATCTCCTTGCGGAGACTTTGCATTTCCTGACGGGCTTCGTCCGCTTCCTTCTTTGCTTGCTTGGCGTGCTGATTAGCAAGACCGAGCTTGTGCTTTAGCAATTCACTGTCACCAGCACTGCTGGCTTGTGGTTGCTCTTCAGGGCGGACAGGCTTGTTGAGTAAAGCGGGATCGACGGCCACGGGCACGTCGGTGTTGGGCACTGCCTCAACGACCGCTGTTTCCTCTGACATAGAAACTCAAGGTTTACGTTC